TTGCGGCCACCATCGCTGGCTTCTAGCGCTTCCTCGAACTGCTGGACGTAGCGGGCGAACTTATCCAATCAGGCCCTCCATATCCCGTAGTCCGAGAATTTGCCGCGACGACGCCTGCGACCGATCAAGTCGGCCCTGACGATCTTTGTCGTTCGCTCAGTCAATCCGTTCAGCGAGGCACCGCTAGCAATCAATTCGCCCGTGGTGTCGTGAATGACCGAGGCTGAAACTCGCGTGGCTGTTCCACTAAGTTGCGCGCCGCCACCAATTATCGCCCCGGACGTATCGAAAGCATGAAACCGTGTCGCACTCCCGGCGATTGAGCCGATCTGGCCGACAAGAGCGCCTGAAGTAGCGTGCGAAACCGAGCTACCGGCCCGCGCCGCAGCACCAACAACCGACGACCCCGGTCCAACAAGTGCCCCTGAGGCCGTGAAGGCGTGGAACCTTGTCGCAGCACCAACGACAACCGAGCCTTGCCCGGTTAATGCGCCGGATGTTGCAAAGGCCCTGAAACGTCTTGCCGATCCGGCCACGGAGCCCAATTGCCCCGTGAGTGTGCCGGAGGTCGTATGCTTGGCGTTGTAAACCGCAACGCCGACAATCGCTGAACCTTGGCCTGTCAGGTTTCCAGTTGTTGCGTGCTGCCGTGTTCTTGCGGCCGAGCCCGCGACAGATCCCAATTGTCCTGTGAGCGCGCCACTCGTGCCGTGAGTGGCAATGTGCGCGGCAGACCCAGTAAGTGTCGATCCCGGCCCGGTAATCGCGCCGCTTGTATCGTGAATCGCGATATGGGCCGCTGAGCCTGCGATCGTCGAACCTGGACCAGTTAGCGCGCCCGTTGTGGCATGAGTTGTCGGACCACTGGCCACTTCCTTGAGCGCGAAGAACAGCCGCGCCATGTCGCCCGTCGAGGACGTGCTTGAGGCGGTCGTCTCGCTGGTTGCGGCAGTTGCAATCTTGAATGCGCCGGTGACGGCTACGTTAGTGATTCCGCTTCCGCCAGATGTCGCGGACTGGGTAAGCCCCGTATAACCCGTGTCAGTGAGGTTGGCCGACGTGCCCTCTACGCCGATTAGGTCAACGAACAGATGCTCTACACTGGACAGGCTGGACAGCGTAAGATTGCCGCTGCCCGTTATGTTGCCTGTTGGCGTGCCGTCAACCGAGATTGTAGTCGATGCACCCTTGGTGAAATCGTAGGCTCCGGCAGCCCGCGCAGTCACCGATGGATGTGTAATGGTGACGGTATTAAACCCAATGCTCCATCCCGTTGCCGGGGTCGCAAAGAACGCGGCCAGAGTCTCGCCGTTGCCCGCGCCACCAGCGGGGTTCGTCCATTCTCCGATCTTTGTATAGGTGTTGCCGTTTGCGTCAGTGACGGCATTGCTCGCAATAGATGTTGTAGCGCCACTCGACGTGGTGCTGTTGTCCATCACGAAATAGATGACGAGAAGGTGGCCGCCCGTGAACGAGAAACCGAGCGTTAGGGTTGTGCCGGCGGTCTTGTTGTTGTTTGTGGTGAGAAGCGTGCCGCCGCCGAAGGCCATCGCCTATCTCCCGATGGCCGAGAGGGACTTAGGCGCTAAGCGCGGTGTAGGTTAGCGAAGAACAGGAAACGGTATCGCCAGCAGCAACGGTCAAGCCGTTGGTCATGTTGATGTCAGATGAGGAGGCGGCAACCGCGCAGTGAATCACGAGCGTTCCGCCGGAGGTCTCGAGCGAAGCGTTGGCGACCGCCGATGCGTTGCCTGTTGCGTTCGTGTCGCTCGTGATCGAGTTGGCCGTTGCCGTGCCCGACGACGATGCACCGAAAGCGGTAGCCGACAGGCTGAGCGTGGCAACCGCAGTTCCTGGCGAGCCGATCGTGCCAGACAGGCGAAACTTAAGCTTGCCCGATGCTCCGATCAGCGCCGTCACCGCGTCCGTCGCTGCGTTCCTCGCCGCCGTTGAGTGAGTCACCGACATCGTCGATCACCTTTCCAATAAGTTCGTGTGTTTCCGTTTCGCCAGTCGCGGCGCGCTTGATTTCGATTGTAAAGCGCAGTTCGCCAGCTTGGCCCTTCAGGTCAGCCATCAGACGACCTTCCAATCTTCTGCCTGTGTGTCGTTCATTCCGTAGTCGCGGCGAGAAGCCGGTTTCTCCGGTACTTTCGCAATCGCCGGGTGCGCCTGGTCGATCGCCCGCCCGATCAACGAGCCGTTATCGACCTCATCGTCATGCTTGCCTGCGGGAAAGCTCAGGAACTCGCTCAAGTCCGCCTGCGGCTCGACATAGACCCGATCGCTTGCAGCCATCGCCTGAAAGCTTCGTGCCCGCGTCGGCTTGTCGGCCACGCTCGGCAGCCACTCCAGGCGGCAGAACACTTGCCGTTCGCGCATCCTGCGTCTCAGCGCAGGCTCAATCGCCTTCTGGATGACGCCGCCTTCGCCAAACCACGCTAGCGGCTTGTGCTTGGCAATGAGATCCAGCTTCTTCTCAATCCAGATGTCCGAGGTGGTTTGCCCTCGCCACCCATCGACGCGGTAAACAGCCCCCGCGCTGTCGATCCCCCAGACGCGATGCACGGTGTAATCTCCGCCGCCGTCTGTCACTGCGTAATCGGAAGTCCCGTAGTAACGGAGGTCCGGCAGCTTCACCCATTCCTTGAACCAGTCGCGCTGGAAGAACGTGCCGTCGTCAGGCTGTGGTCGCTGTTGGTAAAGCGCAGACCATTCGCGCTGGCCGATTGTGTTCCTGATGCGTTCTAGTGCGGCTTCGCCATACCATTCGGGCCAGAGAGCCTTGCCGCCAGCATCAATGGCGGGCAGCTCGAGAACATCCCACTGGTCGCGCTCAGCTTCGAGTAGTCGTCCCGCAAGGTCGTCCTCGTGCCAACGGGTCTGGATGAGGACGATTGCCCCTCCCGGCATGAGACGGGTGAAAAGGGTTGACCGATACCAATCCCACACGAGGTCGCGCCGGCGTTCGCTATCAGCTTCCTCACGGTCTTTAAAAGGGTCGTCGATGAGGGCGATATGTGCACCGCGCCCGGTAACAGCCGTTCCAACGCCCGCAGCGACATAAGCGCCTCCGTGGTTGGTGTTCATGCGGTTCGCGGCGTGGCTGTCGGGAGCCAGACTTACCGATGGAAACACTTCGGCGAACTCAGGCTCGTCCACGATGTTGCGGACATTACGCCCGAAGTCGTTGGCGAGATCGGAGTTATACGAAGCCGCGATGATCTGGCGCTGGGGTTTCCGACCCAGGCACCACGCCGGGAACCTCTTTGATGCCAGCTCTGACTTGCCGTGCCTTGGCGGCATAAAGATCATCAGCCGGTCGATTTCGCCGCGCTCAACGGCCTCCAGTTTCTCGCAGATCCGCTTGTGATGCTCAGCCGATTGGTAAAGCGGGTTGGTGTATTCAGTGAAGCTGAGGAGGCTGCGTCGCGCTCTCGCTGCCCTTACCTCGCTCAGCGTTGGCAAGGATGCGCTCAAGCCCGTCGAGTTCCGCGTCGCTGAGGGCGTCGAGGTCATAGCGGTGCGTCACCTCGGTCTTGTTGGTGATCGCAACCTTGTCCCCGTAACGCTGCGACCATTTGCCAATCAGGCGAATGCGTGTGTCGATCTTGATGCGCTTAACGTCAGCCGGATCAGCGCCGTCAGCAATCTCCAGGCATTCGTCGGCCAAAGCATCACAGCCTAATTCTCGCGCGCGTGCGGAATGCGCGAATGCGTCTGGATCTTTGTTCAGCCAATACCGAACTGAGCTCTCTTTCAGCCCCATTGCGCGACAGACGGAGCGAAGGCTCTTTCCCTCTGATATTTGCTCGCAGATGTTCAGGAGTTCTTCGGTCGTCACGTTCACCACCTGATGCTGTCGCGGTCGTTATCGGGAATGCCGTGAGGAACCGGGGCGAAATGCCGTCCCCACAGTCGGCAAAGCAGGCCCGTGATGATCCATGAGCGGCTGAAATCAGTGTCGTACCAAACCCGGCCCTTGAGAGCCGGACGGTAAAGCGTCACTTCCTCAGCAGCTTCCGAAAGGTTGTGCCCAGCTCGTCAATCGTCTTTTGGTCGATCGGGTCGCCATCGTATTTCACCCCGCCGAACTTCTGGATTGCGGTGTGGTAAATAACCGCTGCCAGTTGTCGTTGCTCTCCGGCTGTCCTCTGTGGGCTCGCCGCTGCGAGATAAGCCAATGATCCGCCAATGCCCGCAAGCTCGTCCGCGCAGCGATGTAATGCCTCTGCCAGTTCGGACGCGATTTCAGGCACGGCCTCGGACCTTTCGAGGATGAGACGCTTACGGATGCGGTTCATAATAGGTGGGCCAGCGACGGTGCGCGTCTTTCCGCTCAGCTATCAGTGCATCGGAAGTGAGAGGCTGGCTGGCCCTTCGCGCCGGAGCGCGAATGAGAATTTTAGGCAACCCTACGGACTCCCGGAGAAGCGCAGTCTAGCGCCGTCATCCGGTCATTCATGGTGGTGGCGGCGCTAAGCCGACTCCTTTGAGAATCCCCGCTCTCGATCCCACCCAAAATCAGGCCGCTTCTTGCAGCCCGATCCCGTCCTGATCGCATACATCATCTTGCTTCAAAAGTAAAGTGGGAATTTTGACCGAATAGCGATCGTTGAGGCATACGAGCGTGTAGCCCGCATCAGAACGCTCAACCCTTCCCGTCATGCCGCCAAAGCTTCCCCCGCCAACCTTGACGATCACTCCTGGAATGAATGTCTTTTCAGCCTTCGGCTTTGGAGTAAGCTTGGTCTCAAGCCTGCGCAGCGCGGTTAGGTGCGGATCTGGGACAAGCGGAATACGCCCAAAGGCGCGCATGACATCGAAGTCCGAGTGTGCACCGACGCCGTGGATTCTGGCCTTGTCGGCAGCGTCCGCCAAAAGCAGGAGGTCAATGAGCTGGTGCGCCTTGGCAAACACATAGCTCGGCATGATCGGAAGTTTGACCTCGCGCTTCACGTTCTTGCGGGGGATGCGGATCATGCGCGTTTCAATGGGCGTCCATACCTCGTAACCATCGCCGGCCAAGGTTTCAGCAAGGCGCATCGTGTGGCGGCTTGCCGTTCGCAGCACGCACCATCCGGTTTGCTGGTAAATCTCCCCGCCCATTTCCCCCGCCTTCCCTGCTAGATTTCCGGTCGATAATGCAGATCATCCCAGCCAGCGCGGTACGCCCGTTCCCAAGCTTCGGCGTGTTTCGGCAGGCCCTTGTCCCTCGCCATCTGCGCCCATTGGCGAGCGCTGATCTTGCTGGTGAAGTGAGACGACGCCCCGACGATTTTGAGGGGATTAGCCATTGTAGTTTCCCTCCAGGATTTTGAGAAAGTTCGCTTTTTTGGTGAACCAGTCGAAGCTGAATCCATGCCAGCCCGTGTCTCCACGGAGGAAGGGGCTCGCCATGATGTTGCTGATGACCTCGCGGAACTCGGCCACGGTGAACCCGGCGATCCTGGCGTTCAACCGGATGCGGCGCTCAGGTGTGAGCAACCGAACCTTTGGCTTTCCAAGGGCTGGGGCGATCTGCTCATTCCAAACTGAAACAACGTGCTCGGGTTTGAGTGCATCGTCAGATGCACAAGAACCGTTAGGTTCTAACTCTTCTGTCTCTGTATCTGCTTCTGGTGCGTCACGATGACGTGACGGTGACGTCACTCCGCCGTTTGCTGACGCCTTGGGCGGCAAATTAGAGGTGGTCTCGCCTTCTCCATCGACAGCGCGATCCTGTTCTTTCTGACGTTCACGGAAGCGCCTTTGCCTTTCCGCAGATCGGTCACTCTGAAACTGACGTGAACCCCATCGCTCCACACGGTTTTCAGCGAGGCGGCCAATATCCACCAAAGCAGAGACAACAGCATCAAACTCGCACTGATCCGCTCTGAGAAACCAAGCCATTTCGGCGGTGTCGATCTCATATCGTCCGTCATCATCTATCTCCGCCGCGCTCTCCAGAATTGCGCCCCAAATCCAAACAACCCGTTCTATTGGCTGCTTCGCGCGAATGGATGCGCTGACGAGTTTGTCATCGCGCATCATGCCGGCGTAATGGCGAAACCAGCGGCTCACCGGAGTTTGATCCAGCAGCCGACTTCGGCGGCGCATCCCCGAGGATCGCGATTGATCTCAGCCCCACTGAACCGCATGACGCAGATGCCGCGAGCCGCGCAGTAACGGTCGCGCCGCTTGTCGCGTTCGACCTGTTCTTTCGTGATCGCGTGAAACTCTGCTCCATCGCATTCAACGACGAGCTTCCTGTCGTTTTCTTCGACGAGGATGTCGGCGCGGTAGGGGCCGATATTGGCTTGAGTGCTGACCGTTGCGGTCACTATGTCGTTGAACGAAAGCCAGTCGAGAATCGCGCCGCCGAGCACTCGCTCAATCGGGCTCTCCGTGCGACCTGGTGAGCGATAATAAAGCGGATGGGGTGCAGCCCTCCTGCTGCCTCTGGCGCGATGGAACGCTTTGCGCTCCTTACCGCTTTTGCCGACGCAGCGCTGGCCGGGTTCAGCTTCACAAAGCGGGCAAGATATGTCTAGCGGATGCCTCATTGATGCGGATACCAGTCCGGCATCGACGCTTCCGCAAGCAGCTTGTCGAGCAGCGCCAGCTCGGCCTGTCGGCGAAATCGTCTTGCCTCATTGCTCTCGTAATCTGGGCCCTGGCGATAAGCCTTTCTGTCGACCGCGCGCTTGCATTCACGGCAGCGCCTGCGTTCTCCGGCAGGAGCGGTGTTCTCAGGGGTTTTCGGATGCCCGCAGCGAGGCCAAGTCTCGGTCATGCCGCTTGCTTCCGGCGCTCGTAGCAATAGACGGCGTGAAAGCAGCGCTGGAGCTCTGCGCTCTCTTCGTCTGTCAACGGACGCTTGAGGCCTTCGAGATATTCCAGGCGCTGCTGCGAACGAGTTTTGAACTGGAACGCGTTCATTTCCCCTCCGAAAAGCTAAGCTCTGTTCTGAACTTGGCCCGCAGCTCCTTGAGAGCATCGAGCATGTGCATGACCCCGTAGGTGCGGCAGATGTGCCAGCAGGAGGTGAGGTGAAGCTCGTTGAGAGCCGCCATTGCTAATATGTGCTGCTCAGCGTGAGCTGCGCGTTGAGCCTGCGTGTAGGATGACGGGATCACGCTGCCCTCCCAATGAACTGGGCTGGAGCATCAGTGGTCTGGCCGAACAGATACCAGCAGCAGTTATCCTTGCCGGTCATCTTGGAGTCGGGGATCCACTTGACTCGCCCGACGCTCACGATCTTGCGAAGATAGGGCATGAACGGCGCAGACTGTTTGGTGTGCATCCAGTCGGCATCGAAAAGCAGCCAGGTCGGCAGATGCGCGCTTAAATTGGCGATGATTTCGTGAAGAGTCGTTCGCTCCCATGGCGGATTTGTGATATAAAAATCGGGATCGCCGTCGCTCCAATTGACGGTCGCATCCATGCAATATGCGCCGTCCATTTTGGGCTCTATGTCAAACGCGCAGACGCACTTGTGACCCGCTTCCTCCAGATAGCGGATCAGGCGCCCGTCGCCGCAACAGGGCTCGCAAAACGTCCCCAGCCTACCAAGATGGGGCAGCAGCGGAACGACGGCCTCTGGTGGCGTCGGATAGAAGTCGCGCGGGATGCGCTCGAAGGATGACCGCTTGCCCATTATTGCGCCATGTCCGCGAACAACGGCAGCCGCAGCATCACCAGCGTCTCCCCGCGATCCTGTTTGAGAACCACGGCGTCATGGTCGCCCAGCGCCTCAACGATCCACTTGGCGAGTTCCTTGCGGGATTTGCATTCGAGCTTGAGGGTCCGACCCCAACCCGTCTTTAAGCAGATGTCGCCCTTCTCAGGGCCTGCGCCGGACAGGGCTACACGGTAGCATTCAAGACCACGCTCCTGGAGGTAGCGACGAACGCTGGTCTCGAGCCTGTAGCCCTTCTGATAGGGTGCGCGACCGCCGCTCATGCAGCTTGCCTCTGGGATTCGATGGAAGCGAGGATAGTCTTGAACCCGCCCGTCCTCTCAAGGCCCAGATCGAACCCGCCGATTCCTGCGAAGAGCGATAGGACCTTGAGGGTCACGCCTCATCCTCCAGTGCCGCCAGTTCGCGGATCAGGCGCTTGCGCTTCTCTGTGGTGGTTTCTGGTTCGCGGGCGGCACACAGGTAAAGGGCGCGCACGGGCTCGATCGCCTCTTCTCCGTAGGCGTAGGCGATGTTCAGCAGCGTGATTACGTCGAGGTTGCCGTTCTCTGCCGTCAGAGCCTTGCGGATTGTCTTTTCATCGCAGCCCAGAACTTCACCGAGCTCGATATTGTTGAGCCCTGTGCGAGCCTTCAGCGTCGTGAGACAGATGGAAACGGCACGGCGATACGCGCTGCCAACCGGGCGTCCGAACAGGCACTTCGTTGCGGAACCGAAATCCGATGAGGTGTTTGCTTTCGGGAGGACGCTTCCGCTGGTCATCGCGTAGAAGCCTGCTCACCACTTGTGCGAGGTGGATTGTTTTGTTGCCTACTCGAAGCCAGCTGC